AAATGTACAAGACTAGTTCGCTTAAACCGAATCCGTCTAACCCAAACAAACACCCAGAAGAGCAGATTCGTCTGCTTGCTAAGATCATTACTACACAAGGCTGGAGAGCACCTATAGTTATCTCTAAGCGTAGTGGTATGATCGTTAAAGGACATGCCCGACATCAGGCAGCCTTACACGCTAAACTACCCGAGGTACCAGTCGATATCCAGGAGTACGAATCAGAAGAAGCTGAAAAGGCTGATTTAATAGCCGATAATCGTTTAGCAGAGTTAGCTGAAATAGACACATCTGAGCTAACTAAGATGTTAAAAGAGTTAGAAGCAGAAGGCTTTGACGTTGAGCTTGCTGGTTTTAATACCGATGCAGTGTCTGCTTTATTAGATGAATTAACAGAAGAGACCAATCAAGACGCAGAACCAGAACTAGATAAAGCACAAGAACTAGGTCAAAAGTGGGGAGTTAAAGAAGGTGACGTTTGGCAAATAGGTAACCACAAACTAGCTTGCGGAGACTCAACTAACCCACAAATTGTAAGCAGATTACTTGGTGAAGATATACCACAAATGATGGTTACAGACCCACCATACGGTGTTGAGTATGACCCATCTTGGCGTGCAGAAGCAGGTATTAATAAAAACAAAGCTAAAATGGGTATCGTTAAAAACGATGACCGAGTTGATTGGACAGAAACGTGGAAGTTATTCCCTGGAGATGTAGTCTATGTATGGCACGCAGGTCGCTTTTCATCCAGAGTTCAGGAGTCCATAGAAAACGCAGGCTTTAACGTACGTGCACAAATTATATGGGGTAAAGACCGTATGGCACTATCTCGTGGAGATTATCACTGGCAACACGAGCCTTGCTGGTACGCAGTACGTGAAGGTAAACCAGCTAAACGCAACGATGACCGTACTCAAACAACCCTATGGGAAATAGTAGCACGTGAAGACTCGGGCCACGGTCATGGTACACAAAAACCTTTAGAGTGTATGGCTAGACCTATTAGAAACCACACTTTTGACATGATCTATGATCCGTTTGGTGGTTCTGGTACTACTATGGTTGCAAGCGAAAACCTTAAAAAGACTTGTCGCATGATAGAGTTATCAACCGACTATTGTGGCGTTATACTTGAACGTATGACCCAAGCCTTCCCAGATCTCAAAGTCTTTAAGACATGAGCAAGCCAGCAAATGTAGCCGATCAAATAGAAGCTAAGAACGTAGCTAACATCTTAGTAAAGCTACAATCTGGCAAAATACTAACACCTGCTGAACGTGAAGCAGTTGTTGAATATCAAAACAAAAAGCAGCCTAAACCAGAAGAATCCAAGAAGGTTGTAAAGGAATCTAGCCTAGACAACCCAGAAATAGTAGCCGATGTATGTGCTAGACTAGCTGCTGGCGAAACTACTAGGTCTATTTGTAAATCCTATCCTAATCAATTTGAGCGTCGTTTTTGGGCTAAAATGGCAGCCGATCCTGAGTTTTCACAGCAAGTATCGAGAGCAAGGCTTGCAGGACAGGACGCTTTAACTGCGGAAACCCTTGCTATTGCGGATGAAGCAACAGAAGAGAACGTCCAAGTTGCACGTTTAAGGATATGGGCTAGGCAGTGGTATGCTAGCAAACTAGCTCCAAAGAAGTATGGTGATAAGCTAACAACCGAAGTTACAGGCTCAGAAGGCGGTCCTTTGACTATTAGTTGGCTTCATAAAGCCCCACAAACGGCCCTAGAAAGCCCTAAGTCTGACTAAAGGCTACGTAGGTAGCCATTACGTGCACATAACCATTCCTTACGCACCACGTTCGGTATTTATACCTTTTCACGAGTCTACAAACAAACGTTGGAAGGCTTTGGTTTGCCATAGACGTGCAGGTAAAACTATTGCGTCTATAAACGAACTAATCAAACAAGCCCTAATTATACCTCTTAAAAGCCCACGTTTGGCCTACATCAGCCCTTACCGTACCCAATCTAAAGCCGTAGCTTGGGACGCTTTATTGTATTACACCTCAACGATACCCGATCGTGTAGTAAACGTATCAGAGCTTTATGTTAAGTTTCCGCAAAACGATGCTAAAATAAGCCTTTACGGTGCCGACAACGCTGAAGCATTGCGTGGTATTTACTTAGACTTTATAGTAATTGACGAGCCAGCCGACCAAGACCCAACCGTTTGGTCGTCTATTATACGCCCTGCATTGTCCGATCGTAAGGGTTCAGCCGTTTGGATTGGTACTCCTAAAGGTCGTAACGCTTTTTTTAGACTATACGACCGAGCAGTAAACGACCCCGACTGGTACTCAATGATATTACCTGCAAGCGTTTCGGGTATTATTGACGAAAGCGAACTTAGGTCAGCACGTAATAGTATGCTAGAATCGGAGTATAATCGTGAGTTTGAATGTAGCTTTGAGGCAGCTATTCCAGGTTCAATTTATGGAGATGCTATCTCCAAATTGCGTGCAAACAATCAAATTCAAGACTACGAACCTGACGCAGACTTACCTTATGATACTTTTTGGGACGTGGGCGATAGCGATTACACTTGTATTTGGTTAGTACAATTTGAAGGACGCCACATCAATATAGTAGATTACTATTCATCAAATGGACAAACTATCGGACATTACGCAGCTAAGGTACTTGAGTGGGGAGACAAATACCACACAACCATTAGAACACACTTTCTACCACACGATGCCACGCACGAACGTAGAGGTGGAAGTTGGCGTACCGACCTTACAAATGCAGGACTTCCACGAATTACAATCGTGCCTAGAACACCAGATATCTGGCTTGGTATTAATGAACTACGCACTTTATTACCTCGTTGCTATATTCACAAAACCAACTGCTCAAAGACATTTGGAAATTCTGATACTAGCCCACCTAGCGGTCTTGATTGCTTAGAATACTATCACAAAAAGGAAGAAGTTGATAGACACGTTATCTATGAGAAACCAGTACATGATGAGTTTAGTCATGGTGCTGATGCACTTAGGACTATGTCAGAAGCTCATAGACTAGGTATGATTGAAGGTACATCGTTCGTTGCTCGTGAATCTAGGCATACACCACATAAAGTGTTGCGTGGACCATCTGCTGCCTCTTACTNAGNNAANNANAAGNATAAATCAATNCGCTAATGGCNACATTCTTACCATCCAGTAATACGGGGGCTACCAAATCAACAGACCGCACTGCGAGTGGTAATAAGCCTGACAACACCCCAGCTACNGGTACAACNAGTTCTGGAGGTGGTGGAGGAGGAGTTACTAGCGTATCAGGTACAGGTACAGTACAAGGAATTACGTTAAGCGGAACAGTTACCACATCAGGTAGTTTAACATTAGGTGGTAGTTTAAGTGCAGTAGATTTAACAAGTCAGGTTAGTAATATTTTACCAATAGCTCATGGTGGTACTGGCAATAACACAGGCAACGCAATTACGGCTACTAAACTTGCTACAGGTAGAACCATTGGCATTACAGGTGACTTATCATACACGTCGCCATCATTTGACGGATCTAGCAATGTTACGGCAACAGGTACGCTAGCTACGGTTACTACGGCTGCTGGACCAATAGGTAGTTCAACGACAACTCCTGTAATAACGATAGATGCCAAAGGTAGAGTTACCGCATTAAGCAGTGCTACAATATCAGGAGGCAGTCCTACAGGTTCTGCTGGCGGTGATCTTGCTGGTACATATCCCAATCCAACATTAGCAACTATAGGAAGTGCTACAGGACCTACTGGTAATTCAACAACGACTCCAGTAGTTACGATTGATGCAAAAGGTCGTGTTACGGCATTATCTAGTGCAACTATATCAGGCGTTACACCTGCTGGTAGTGCTGGTGGCGACTTAACAGGCACATATCCTAATCCTACTTTAGCAGCGATTACTTCCGCTACAGGTCCAATAGGTAATAGTACAACAACGCCAGTTGTTACAATAGACGCTAAAGGCAGAGTAACTTCGTTAAGTAGTGCCACAATATCTGCTGGCATGACCAATCCAATGACAACATTGGGTGATACAATTTACGAAAATAGCACACCTGCACCAGCTAGACTTGCAGGCAACACAAGCACACGCAGACAATATTTATCACAGACAGGAACAGGTTCAGCATCTGCAGCACCAGCTTGGGTAAATGGTCCTAACTATAATGTTAAGGATTATGGAGCTTTAGGTGATGGCAGCACTAATGATACTACTGCTATACAAAACGCTATAAATGCAGCAGCTAATGCTTCTACAGCTTTCTTGGGTGCTTGTGTGTATTTTCCATCAGGCACATATTGCGTTACAGGTTTAACAGTACCTAGCACAAATTCATCTAGTGCTTCGTTTAAACTTGTATTTAAAGGTGATGGTCCACAAGCAAGTACAATCACTTATCATTCATCAGCAAGTAGCTCTGCTATTTTTGTTAAATGGAATGTTTCTGGAGATAGTAATAAACCAGATGCAGCCGTTTTAGATTTAGGATTTTATGCAGATGGTAACAGAATAGCTAATAGTCCTATTTTTGTATCGTATGGCGTAACTAATTTATGGTTAGTAAACGTATATACGTTTGTGCAATATGATAGCTTCTACATTTATGGCGGTAATTTAATAGGAAACAATTTGTATGTAAATACAGGCGGTTCTGGTAGAACAGCTATGGGTTGTTGTTTACACGCAGTATGTGCATTAGTTTTAAGTAATTGCTTTTTTTATAGCCCCAATGGTTCTGGCACTTACGCACAAGGTACACCATTAGTATGGTTACAAACCAGCAATAGTAGCTTTATATCCAACTGTAATATAGGTGGTACAGGCAGTCTTGGTAATTATTCAGGCTGCACAGTTACAGGAAGCGGTACATCTATTACGGTTACATTACCATCAGGCTCTACAAATTATTTTAATAAGAACGAATACATAATACTCTATGGTTTTACACCAACCGCATATAATGGCTATTGGCGTATAACAAACATCTCAGGTCTTGTAATTACGGCAACGTGTACAGCAACTGGTACAGTAACAACTACAGGTACAGTTTTAACTATGCCTTGTGGTTTATTAATAGATAACAATCTTGGTCCAGTTAATGAATCAATCATTACTAATTGTTTATTTAGTAATACAAGTACAGGTGCACCATATTCCATGACCACTGCTATATATGCTAATGGTCGTGCTACAACTACCGCAGGACAAACAATACAAGGTTGGCTAGTAAATAATTGTTACTTTGATAGCGGTATTGTTGGTATATTCTTAGGAGGAGGTGGACCTAACGCTAATGACAATACTACGTTTCGTTGGAGTATATCTAACTGCACGTTTGCTTCTAATGCTAGTAACGGTCTCACCAATGGCAAAGGCATGATATGGATAGAGAAAACTCCAGGTGTGCAGATAAGTAATTGCCAAGGTACCAATGCAAGCAAGTCTAGTAACAGTGTAGCTATATACGCATATTCAAATGGCAGTGTACCTTATTGCGATGGTCTTACTATTACAGGTTGCTACTTAGGTGTGGTATCAGATTTTTATAATAACGGCAATGCCACGACTTATGGCATAACACTAGATGGTACAATCAATGTATTCTCTATGAGTAACTGTCTTGTGTGCGGATTAACATCACCTACGCAAAACCTTAACTCAGCTTTAACTTCTAGTTCTTATGTTGGCGGTGGCGGTAACATATATCTACAAGGTGGATCAACAGGAACATTACCAACTAAGGTAGCTACTCCTACTTATTTCCCATGAGTCCTTACGAGATTATTGCCCAAAAGTATTTTGATAATCCTCAGGAAGCCCAATTTGGCGATTATGTTGAATGGTTTTTAAGAAACGGATATGTCTATAGCACCCCTGAATACTTTGTTATGGGTAAAAACTGCCGACGTAATGCCCCAGAAGAGCACATTTGCGACTGCACCCACGTATTTGACGAGAACAATAGCGACTGCTGGTATGTCTTTTCTATGGCTGGCGATATAGGTAAATGCCTTACTGCCATGCCTTACCCCCTACCTTGGCTGGCATTTGAACGTCTTATTGACAATAAACGTG